TCCGACTTTGAAACGAACCACCATCCCATCGTTTTTCAAGTTATGCCCACCCCATTTCATTTTGAACTACAACCAAACCGATCAAATCGTCCGATTCCGTAATGGGTCATCGTTGACGTTCTTTCCGGAAAACTATGTTCAAGATAAGAACCTCACCCGGTTCGATGGTATCGAAGCCAATTTTTTCCTGATCGAAGAGGGTCAGGAATGCCAACGCAAGACGTTTGAAAAATGCAAACTCAGGGCCGGACGAAACATCATCCCCGGCATGGAGAAACAACCAAACCCGTTGATTCTCATCACTTGCAACCCATCACAGAATTGGACCAAAGAAGTTTTCCATGAACCATTTGTCCGGGGTGAACTACCGTCCGATCACTATTATTTGCAATCCCTGATGAGGGATAACCCAGCATTGCCCAAGGAATACTTGGATGGATTGTCCAACCTGGATGATGTGACCCGAGCCATTTTCGTGGAAGGCAATTGGGACATCGTGGACATTGAACGGCCATTTGCCTATTCATTTAACCGGATGAAAACCATCCGTGCCGGATTGCAAATCGACCCGAACCAACCCATAATCCTGTCGTTTGACTTCAACGTGGACCCGATCACATGCATTGCCGGACAATCCATCGGCCCATCCATTCGGATATTGAAGGAATTCAGGCTCCGGAATTCGGATGTGTACAAACTTTGTGAAGCAATAAGGAACCATTTCGGGGACCGTTATTTCCTGATCACCGGAGATGCCTCCGGTCAAAATCGAAATGCCATGGTCAAAGGAAACATGAACGCATTCCAAATCATCCGGGATGAACTTAGGGTTCCCAAATCGGAATTCAAAGTCCCATCGTTCAATCCATCCATCCGCAATTCCAGAATCCTTTTGAATTCCATTTTGGAGAAACACCCGGATTTTCTCATCGATGCATCGTGTCAATTCCTGATCAACGACCTTCAAATGGTTCAAGCGAATGCCGATGGTGAAATCGAAAAGGGAAAAGACGCATCCATTACACACCTTTTGGATTGCCTTCGCTATTATCTGTTCACATTTCACGCATCGTTCGTGAAATACTTGAAATGATTTGCGTTATTTTCGGGCAAAACCCGAATCATGGCAAAGGTCCAAAAAACACCAAAATTTGAACGTTGCATCATGGATGTCATGCGAACCGGCAAAGACAAGTCGGCCGCATATGGCATTTGTACGGCATCCATCAAAGGCACCACAAAACGCAAACGCAAATGAAACTGTTCAAACGCAAACCCAAGCAACAACCTCCGGGGGATCGTATCCCATTGACCAAAATTTACACCGACAAAAATGGGCGGAATTGGTATGAATACACCAACCCATTGACCATTCCGGCAAGACGAGCAATTTCGGCCGAGGTGGCCACCCGTTTTCAGGAAATGAACCTCACCAAGGATCAATTGATTCGGTTGATGGGTGCCATGAAGGATGCCGCCAACAAAGGGAACATCGTGGAATTGTTTCAATTCCTTGGTGAAATCGAATTCCGATTGAATTTCATCGGTGAGGAAATCACGTTGATGGAATTGGCCTCGGTGTATTATGTGGTCGATGGGGAGGATGAAACCACATTGGATGAAAAATGGAAAATGTGGAAATTGGAAGCATTGAAGGGGGATGCCGAATTAAAGGATTTTTTTATCCAAAGGGCGTTCAAACTCACAATAAACTATTCCAATACATCCGGAACCGCTATCCTCGATTATTTGAAAGCGAACGTCCCCAACGAAGAGAGATTGAATCACCTTTTGCGCCAATTGAAATTGGAAAATATATTGACGGCATGAACTACCTGAACCAATTGATCTGTGAATCCAGGGTGACCGAAATGAAAGCATTGGAAAACCTCGGTGTGGATGAATACTATATGACCCTCCACACATGGATCAAAATCATCGATGAGAAAAACAAGGCAATCGATGGTGGTGGTGAGGAAACGCCCAAACCGGGCAAACGTAAAAAATTGAAATAATGGCAGTTAAAAACGTCCTTTTCAAAATCCAAGCCGACACGGCACAATTGCGCCGGGAATTGGATGCAGTAAAACAAACAATCGATGGGACATCCAAGGCCGTCCAAGACACGGCAAAATCGGTTGGTGGATTGGGTTCGATATTGAAAGGGGCGGCGGCCGCCTTCGGTGGTTTTGCCATCGGTGATCAGGTCGTTCAATTCGGCAAGGCCGCCGTTGATGCGGCCGGAAGATATCAGGGATTGCAAATCTCTTTTGAAACCTTTTTGGGTTCAACGGAAAAGGCAAAAACGGTCCTCAAAGATTTACAGGAATTTAGTGCATTGACACCGTTCACGGGTGAGGAGGTCCAACAGGCCGGAAAGGCATTGTTGGCATTCGGTATCGAATCGGATAAACTCAAAACAACCCTTCAACAGATCGGGGATATATCAGCCGGAACGGGAAAAAACTTCAATGAATTGGCCGTCATTTATGGCAAGGCACGAACCGCCGGTGTTTTGTACGCCGAAGACATCAACCAATTGGTCGAAGCCGGTGTGCCGGTCATTGAGGAATTCGCAAAACAATTGGAAACCTCACCGGCCAATGTCAAAAAATTAGCATCCGAGGGAAAAATATCCTTTGCCAATCTTCAACAGGCATTCGCCGATTTGACGGCCGAGGGTGGACGTTTTGGTGGTCTCACCGAAAAATTGTCCCAATCCTTACCTGGTCGAATATCAACCCTAAAAGATAATTTTGAGCAATTACAACGATCCGTTGGTGAGGGGTTGTTGCCTGTCTTTGAAACCTTGGTGGATATCGGTTCCACCCTGATTGAATTTTTCCGCAACATCGGAACATTCGCCAAGGAAAACCAAACATCATTTCGTGTCATTGCCGCCGCCGTTGGACTGTTTGCCACCCAATTATTTCGTGCAAGGACGGCCGCCCTTTCCGCACAATTGGCAACGGCATTGATTGCCGCCAAACAACGATTGGCAAACATCCAATATGAGATTGGATATGTCCGCCTCCGGATTTTGGAAGCGACCCAAGGCAAATTCACCTTGGCCCAACGTGCCGGTGCCACCGCCACCACCATTGCAAAGGTTGCCATGGAGGGTTTCAATGCCGCCGTCAAGGCAAATCCCATCGGATTGATCCTTACCGGTCTTTCATTGGTGTTGCCATTCCTGTTTGATTTTGCCGATACAACCGAAGAGATTGCACAAAATCAAACCGACCTCATTGATTCAACAAAGGCATTGGCTGACGTTCAGGAACGTTCCAATGAATTGATTGCACAAGAAAGGGTTGAATTGGACAAAAATTTCGAGGCATTAAAAAAATCCAATAAAGGATCAGAGGAACGGAAACGTTTGATTGATTTGGTGAATTCAACTTATGGAACCACCATTCAAAACCTCAAAGACGAGAAAAAATTCCAAGAACAGGTCAATGAAGCCTATTTAATCGCTATTAAATTGATTGAGGCAAAGGCCAAACGTCAGGCAATCGAAGAGGAATTGGTAAACCTGTATAAACAGGAAAGGAAAATCCGTCAAGACATTGAAAAGGCTGATGCAAACATTGCCAAAAGTCAGGCAAGAATCAATGAACAGGCCACTAAGGGTCAATTGAGGGATGTAAGCCAACAAAATTTGGATGCAATCAATGCATTGAAATCTGGATTGACACAAGCAACCGATGGGACATTGCAAAATTCACAGGCCCTAAAAGATCAATTATCACCTCAATTGAAGGCCACCACCGATGCCATTGCAACCCTTACGGCTGAATATGGAAAACTTGAAACGGCCGCCATTCCAAAAGATGTCAAGGCACCACCGGTGGATGTTCCGGTCAAACCGAAGGTGGATACCGATAAATTTTTGGAGGACCTCAAAAAAGAATTGGCCAAATTGGAGGTTGATTTGCAAAACCAAGCGATTGAATTACAGGATGTGGTATCATTGGAGGATCAATTGCAAAAATTGGATGATCT